ACGAATGGACCGCGCAGATACTTGGTCGAAATGCCGGCCATGGTCAGAATGCGCGACAGCCGCGCGCCGGTCAGATCGTCCAGACCGACCGGCGATCCCAGCTCTGGCAGATTGACGGCGCCCAGATCAGCCATGCGGTCGACCAGCTGACAGCTGATCCGAAACGTCGCCGGATGGTCCGTCGACGCCGGCGTCCAATGGTCGGCGAGCTTGCGGATCGCGCCGCGATAGATCGGCAGCGGCGACCCCAGCGAGCTGCCGGCGAGCGATCGCGGCTGGACCCTGATCCGCATTTCTTGGCCCAGCGCGACCGGCGACGTCGGACGGAATGACCAGACGCCGGCTGGCGACGTCCAGACCAGCTCGACCGTGGCGGTCCCAGCTGGATGCCGGCGATTAGCTGCCGACCGTCCACGGCGCGTCTGGACGCGCTCGACCGTCCAGCCGTCGAGCCGGATCCACGTCGGCTCGAAATCGGACCAGCTGGCGCCGCTGTCCCAGCTCGACACGTCCCACGTAAACGTCCCAGCGTCGGCGCTGCGATAGCCCGCCTCGACTATTACGTCGACGCGGTCATGCAGCAGCACCTAAGCCTCTGCGCCGCTGGCGCGCTGGTAGGCGCGCAGCGCCTCGCTGACCTGTCGACCTATGGCGACCGGATCGCCGATGCCCACGTTGACGATGATCTGCGTCGGCGCCCAGCTGCTCGAGCCGGCCCTGCCGCCGGCGGACGGCGGCGCCGGCGTGTCGCGCAGCTGCGGCAGGACTTTGCCCAGCGCGCCGCCGATCGCGCCACGGCCAGCGGCGATCCGGTCGACCAGCGGACTGATCCATGCGTCGCCGACGTTCTCGCCCCATTTGTCTATGTCGCGCAGCGGTCCGACCTTTGGCGGCGACGCGCCGGCCAGCCCAGCCGTGGCCCAGCGCGCAGCTGCGCCGACGTCGGCTCGACCGTGGCGGATGCTGGATATCAGATCGGTCAGCCACGCATTGCCGACAGCTCGACCCCAGCTGTCGACCGGCCCGACGTTCCGCATCGGCTCTGTCGCGGTGACGACGGCGCTGTCGACGGCGTCGGCGTTGCCACGGATGCCGCTAGCGAGCTTGGCGTCCCACGTCTGGCCCTGCGTGTCGAATATCGGCTGGTAGCCGGTCAGCTTGGTGACGACGTCGGACGCGACTCCGCCGGCAGCCAGCGCCACGGCGATCGCGCGGTCGGTCATGCCGCCGGCCAGCAGCGCGTCGTAATACTTGCCGATCGCGTCCAGACCCTTGGTCGACGGCGTCCCATCGGCGGCGTTCTCGATCGTGCTGATCGCGGCGATCGCCGTCTGTTGCGCCGCTTCCTTGGCGCCTGGTATCTGGCTGACCATGCCGGCGGCGACAGCCTTGGTGTATTTCTCGCCCATCAGCCGCGACGCTTGCTCCGCCGGCGACAGGCCATTTTCCAGCAGCTCGATCAGCCGGTCGGCAGCGTCCACGATCTTGGTCGACTCGGCGACCATGCCGGCGCCGATGTCCTCTGGTATCGCTTCGCCGACGCGCTGCGCCTCCAGCAGCATGGCGTCGCTGACGGCGGCCTGTGCATGCTCCCACTGGAGTCCGCGCGCCGCGATTATGTCGGCGCCGCCGCGCAGCCCCATATCCATATTGGCGATCGCGTCGGTCGACGTCGCCAGCCATGCCGCCGCGACGCTCGCCGCCGTGGCCTCTGACGCCGTCGCCATTTCCAGACCGCTCTGGACGGTCGACTCGCGCAGATCGTCGGCAGCCAGCGCCGTGTCATCGAACCCATGGATTACGTCCAGCAGCGCCTGGTCGGTCCGGATGCTGCCGTCCTTAATGCCCTCGACGGCGATCAGCCATTTGGCCTCGATCTGCTCGGCGCTCAGACCGGCAGCTGCCGCGACGTCGACAAACTTTGGTTTCAGCTCGTTGAGTCCTTGGACCGATCCGCCGGCTGTCGACGTCACCCAATCCAGCGCGTCGCCCAGCAGACCGGCGCCTGTCGCGACGGCGTCGAGAATCGGCTTTAGGAATTCCAGCTGGTGCGCCACGTCCTCTGCGACGCCGACCAGCTGCATGAACAGATCGACCACGGCTGTGACGCCGTCAGCCAGCAGCGGCAGCAGCTCGCCGGCGATCGGCAGCAGAACCTCGCCGACGCGCGTCAGCGCCTCGTCAATCTTGGCGCCGGCGATCTTCTGGCTGTTGGCGTAGCCGTCCGACGTCCGCGCGAAATCGCCCTGCGCTTTCGACGTCTGCTCCAGAATCAGCTGGTAGCTGGCCGTGGCCTTGGCGTTCTTGTCGATCGCGCCGATGCCGTCATATAGGCCCAGCTCCATGGCCTTGGCCTTGATCGTGGCGTCGTCCAGCATCACGCCGAATTTGCGGATCGGCTCCGACTCGCCGCGGAATGCAGCGCCGATAGCCTCGACCACGTCAGCGGTCGGCGCGTTGTTAAAGCTGCCGACGTCAGCGGCGAGCTGGACGATATCGCCCGACATATTCGCCGCCTCGTCGCCGGCGAACCCGAAATTGGTTACTAGGTTTCCGATGTTGCCGGCGAGCGTCAGATACTCGCCAGAGCTGACGCCGACGTCCGTCGCTGCCGTCTTGGCGCGGTCGGCGATCAGCTGATAGCTGTCGCCGAACAGGACCTGCGCCTTGGACGCCGCCTCCGCTTTGTCCGACGCCAGATCGATCGATCGCCCGATGTTGTCGATCGCCGCGTCAATGCCGGCCTTGGCAATGCCGATCCCGAATCCGGCGACAGCCTGTCCGACCCCTTGGAAAACGCCGGTTGCGACGCTGCCAAATCCGGACGCTTTCTGCTCCAGATGGTCGACGCCGTCCGCAGCTCGATCGAGATTGTCGACGCCGTCGACCTTGACCTCGACGTCGACGTCGAGCTGGCTGCTCACTAGATCGCGTCCCGTATCAGCTCGTCAATCGACTGCTCGCCGGCGTCGATCGCCGCCGGCGACGGACGCGCCAGCTGCGGAAATAGCCAGTAACCGGACGACGCATGCGGACCGAATTGGCGATAGATCGAGCTGCCGAACACGGCGCCCCATAGCAGCTCGCCGACCGTCCCATGCCCAGCCGGCGCGCTGTCGACGCTGCCGATCGAGCCGTCCTGGTAGCGAATCGAGCCGGCGACCAGATGCGCCTGACGTGGGCGCGACGTCCGTCCGCCGGCAGCGCGCGCGTCGGACGCCAGCTGCTCGCCGAATGCGTCGCGGATCGCGTCGGCGTCGCGCAGCTCGTCAGCGATCGCATGGATCGATCGAGCTGCGGCGTCCGCCGACTTTGCGACCATTTCAGAACCCCTTGCGTCTGCGCCCCGTTCCCGACTGCCGGCGTAGCTCGTCCGACAGCTCGACATATAGGTCGACCGGCAACAGATCGGCGTCGCGCTCGCTGATCCGCAGCGCCAGCATTACTCGCGCCTTGGCTCGGAGTCCGCTTTTCCCACGTCCGTCGCCGCCGGCGCGTTGACAGCTCGGAAATCGTCGCTCTTGACGCGATCGATGAACGACTCGAAATCGACGTCCTTGGCGATCATTTCCAGCCGGCCAGCCGAATGCCAGAACGCGCGCATGCCGACCTCTGCGCGATTGTCCGGCGCCTCTTTCTGCGATCGCCAGACGTCGCCCATGGTCAGCTCGTCGGCCATGCGTTGCAGCTCGTCGCGGCTGAACGCCGGCGCCGGCTTGGTTGTCTCTGCCATATCCCCGTTCCTCCAGCTCTGGATAGATCAGCGCCGGCGACGTCCAGAATCGTCGCCGGCGCGTGTCAGATGCTAGAGCCTACGGCTCGACCCACGTCGGCGCCGACAGCATCGGCAGCGCCATGTCGAACGATCGCGCCTCACCTGGTTCAGTCGGTCCGCCCAGCGTCGGATCGAACAGGATTTCCGTGTCGAATTGGCGATAGCGCGTCGTGTCGGCGCCGCGATCGTAGAGCTTGGCGCGGACCGTCTCGCCGACCAGCGGCGTCCAGTTGGTCGACGTGTCCTCGTTGATGACGATTGTCGCGGACCCCTCCCACGTCGGCGCCTCTGCCGTCTGGTAGTTGCCGCTGAACGTCTTGATATCGGACGTCGCGATCGACGGCGTCAGCTCGACGCTGGCGACGTCGTCCGACACGTCGACCGGCGAGCCTGTTGGGACGCCGGCGACCAGCTGCGTGAGCGTCATGATCGGATTCCGGATAACGATTGGTGCGACCACTAGATCAGCCCTCCAGATACTGCATGCGGACGGTCGACCCCAGATAGTCGATCCCGCCCTCGGTGATTTGGACGATGCCCGTTGTCTCGATCCAGCGCCATGGCCCGCCGTCCTGCGCGTCCTCGACCAGCCGCACCATGGCGCGCAGCTGGTCGACAGAGCTGGCCGGATCGCCGGCATGGACGACGGCGACCACGGCATAGCCCTCGGCGATATGCGCGAACGGCATGGCCTTGGTCGGCGCCTGCGGCTGGCGCCACGGATTGTCCGGACGGACGATCAGCGCCGGCGCCGCGAATGCAGCGCCGGACGTCGGCGCGTCGGCGACGTTGACGTCCAGCTCCGCAGCTGCGGCCAGCTCGCCCAGCAGCTCGCCCAGCTGGACGCGCGGCTCGGTCATGCGATGCCGTGGTTGGCGCGCTTGCCGCGCAGCAGCTCGACATAGGTCGGATGCTGGTCGCGGACCGCGATCGCCGCGACGTCGAACACGCCAGCGACGCCGTATGGCGCGTCCGGCGCTTTGTAGCAGCTGACAGCCAGCACCATGGCGGCACTGGCGAGCCGCGCGTCCGGCTCGCGTGGCGTCAGCGGATCGCTGGCGTCAGCTGCCGGAAACGCGCCGGCGAGCCATGCCGCCGCGTCCATTTCGACCGTCTCGATCGCCGCACCCAGAGCGAGCTGGACGTCCGCATTGACGCCGTCGCTGTCGCGCGTGATTGACACGCGACGCTTGACGTCGTCAGCGGTCGGCCAGCTCGCCATTGGATGCTCGATCAGCTCGACTTACGCGCCCAGCGCATACGTCGTGAACGCGCCGGCGTAAACCGGCATGAACCAGACCATGCCGGCCAGACCGACGTCGCGGCCAGCCTTGGCTGGGACGTCAGCCTGGAGCTGATACGTGCCGTCCTCGGCCCATGCGAAACCGCGCGACGGACCGATGATGACGTCGACCGCCTCGTCGTCCAGAGCTGGGACGTGGACCGGATCGAGCGTGATCGGCGACGGTCCGCCGGTGCCAGAGCCAGCCGCCTGGATCGAGCCAATCCTGAACATGCCTGGGTACATTGGCTGGCCGCCGCCGCCAGCCGGCGTCTTGGCGTCGATGAACGCCGCCATGGCAGCTGACGACAGCCAGATGCGGTCCGGCTTTAGCAGCCGGCTGACGGCCATGGCGTTGGTCCATGATTCCGTGAACGCCGGCGCTGCCGGATCGAACGTGCCGGTGCCGGCGATCACGCCAGCGGCCAGCAGCGCGTCGACAGCGGCGTCGTCCGTTTCCATGGCGTATGCCTCGGCCAGCAGATCGAGCCAGAGCTGGAGAAACGCCGGCGAGCTGCGCTTCAGCATCTGGAGCGACAGATCGCCGGCGCCGCCATACGTCTCGACGGTGAAATCGACCGTGTCAATGATCGACTTACGGCTGGGCAGCTCGGCCTTTTCAGCCGTCTGCTTGCCGACCAGCGGACGCTGGACGATGCGCGGAAATGTCATGGTCATGCCGGCGCTGCCAGCGTCGACCTGGCGCGTCGACGCCAGAAACGGTCGAGCCGGATCGATCAGCCCCAGCAGCTCGCTGCGAATCTGCTTTGGGACCACGCCGAGATTGTCGGCAGTGACGACGTCCGCCAGCGCGCGCAGCTCCAGCTCTGGGACGCGATCGCCGGCGAGCTGCGACAGCGCCGCAGATAGCCATTGCTGGACAGGAACGCCGCGATCGGTCGGCTTGGCGGATGGGACGTCGACGTCGCGCCGCGACCGTTCCTCCAGCGCGTCGAACCGCGCGCCCAGCGCCTCGATCGCGGCGAGCGTGGTCGCCACGTCGTTGGCCGGCGGCGATGCCGGCGTTGGATTCTGGTCCATTGGTTGACCCTCCGATCTGACAGCGATGATCGCTGCGCTCTTGTGAGCTGGACGCCACGTCAGCGAAACCTCGCGCAAATCCATTTCGGTCCGGACCGCGATCGACTCGCCGTTTGGACCCTTGCGATAGCTGGACGGCTCTGCCGGCATAAAGCCGACCGACGGCCCGACGTAGATACCGTCGCGCGCCAGCTCCAGCGCATCGTCGCCGGCGCGTGTCTTGGCAATGGCGAGCGTCGCATACGGACCGTCCTTGGCGCTCCAGAGCTTGGCGACCCGACCGATTGGCGGATCGGCGTGGTCGGCGCGCGCCACGATCTGCGCCTGGTCGACGTCGACGCCGTTGGAATGGATGCGCGTCCCCGCTGCGAATTCCTCCAACTGGCCGGCGCCGACGTCAGCCGGAACCCCCCATTCCAGCAGCCGGACGTCGACCTCGCGCGCCTCGACGTCGGCGCGCGCGATCAGCGGCGTCGGCGCTTGGTAATGGCGCAGCTGCTCGCCCATCGGTCAGCTGGCGTCACTGGACGTCGAGCTGCCGGCGTCCTTGCCGGCGTCGGTCGACTTGGCGTCCTTGGCCTTGTTGGCCCGCTCGATCTTGGCTGTCTCGACGTATGGATAGCCCAGCTTCGACGTCGACTCTCGGATCGCGCCGGTCCGCGTATTGGTGTACTTAGCCACGTTTCGGCCCTCCGTCAGATTGTCCGCGCGCCAGAGCTGACGCCGTCCGGAATTGCCGGCGCTGGTCCGGCAGCTGGTATCGGCGCCGTGTTGGCGGCACCTGGTCGAATGCCCTCCAGAACGGCGGCATACTCGGCTGGATAAATACCCTTGTCGATCGCGATTGCATGGACGTCGTAGCGCGTCCGAATGTCGGCGCGTTGCAGCTCGTCCACGTCAAATCGCGCGGTCCGCCGGCGGACGATTAGGTCGGTCATTGCCGCCTCGATCGGCGCCAGATACAGCGGCGCCAGCGTGATCCGCACGAACTCGGTCAGCAGCTCGCCGACGTTCTGATATGTCAGCGAGCTGCCGTCGCCGGCGTACTCCAGCAGCTTGCCGGCCATGCCGAACAGGACGGACGCTTCGCCGCGCGCGAATTGGCGCGCGTCCAGCAGCTGCGCCTCTTTGGGATTGGTCGTCAGCGGCGACGCCGTCAGCAGCCCGCCGCTGGTGACACGGACGCTCGACCGCTTATCGATCCAGCGCGTCTGGATCGCGTCAGCCTCGGAATCCGTCAGCTTGGCCTGAGAGTGCAGATGCGTCGCGATCACGCCGGATTCGTGGAAATAGCGCGCCGACCACTCGTCAGCCTCTGCCGCTGCGCTGATCGCGGCGCCGGTCATTTGCAGCGGACCCAGACCCCATGCCGACTCTGGATCGGCATACAGCCGGACGATCCGGACGCGCTCGCTCGACAGCGGTTTGTCGCGCCACTTGACCACGCGCTCGACGCGCCGATCGTCCCAATCGATCTGACACTCCGACGTCGGCAGGTTCAGGATCGAGATTGGCGATCGATCGACGTCCAGAGCTGCGGCGTACAAAATCGCGGTGCCACGGCTCGCCATGTTCCATGCGACGCCGAAATAGAAATCGCGCGCCAGCTGGAACGGGTCTGGACGCGCCAGAATGCGCGGCGTCGGCGTTTCCAGCGCGCCGTCGTAATAGCTCCGCAGCGGCAGCGCGCCGACCAGCGACGCGATCAGACCGACAGCTCGACCGTAGGCCGGAATCGCCAGCGCCTCGCGGATGCCCAGTTTCGGCCATGGTCCGGATCGCGCGTTCTGGACCGATAGCAGCTGCTCGGTCAGCCCTGGATAGTCGGTGAACGAATCGATCGACCGCTGCTCCAGATCGTCGCCGGTCCAGAAACGTCGCAGCCGATCGACCCTACCCACGTCGCGGATTATGCATTACGAATCGTCCGCGGTATGCATCGAGCTGCATAAACGCGGCGAGCTCCTCGAGCGGCCACGCTTGCCGACTGCATAAATCCGGATCCTCTGCGATGCATAAAATCCAGACGGATCGAGTCGGCGAGCTGTCACCCCCCGTTGCCAGCAGACCTAATCGACCAGCGGCGCCGGCAGCTCTCGCGCGTTGCCGGCGCCGCAGCTAATGGACCGTTGGGACGTTGTCGCGCGGCGTGGTCGCCAGCCAGACGGCATGGATCGCCGCCAGCGCAGCCGGTATCGGACGGTCAGCTCGACCGGCGACAGCCGTCCACGTCCCAGCGGCGCCGGCCTTGCGGACCGTCAGCGCCAGATCAGCGCCGACCAGCTCGGCGTCCGACCACGCCAGCCGGCCAGCCTCGATCGTCGCCACGAATCTGGCCGACGCGGCAGCTGCGAGCTGGCCCGACAGCGGCGCCAGCTCTGCGCCTGGTAGCTCCAGATAGCGCGCTAGATCGCGGTCTGTTGCCGGCGCATAGCCAACGGCGTCGACGCCAAGCTGCTCGGCCAGCTGGCGGATCGCCACGCCGGCAGCGTCGACGTCGACCGGATCGCCGAACACGTCAGCGGCCAGCCGCATGCCGATCGAGCCGTCCGATTGCGTCCATGCGATCACGGCGGCGATGCGCTTTGGCGACACGCTGATCCCCAGCGACGGTCGGATCGGCGGCTCGGTCGGTCGAGCTGCGCGCTGCCACGCCACATCGTTGATCGCGCGCGGCAGCATGCTGTCGGCCCACTGACAGAGATGCTCGGTTTGGAAAATCGCCGGCGTCAGCCTGTAGTCGTCGCGAAACCCTTGCAGCGTCCGCATGTCGATCAGTCGACCCAGCGACGGATTCGCCTCTGCCCAGCCGCGCCGATCGTCCAGATCGCGGTCCGGCGCAGCTGACCATTCCAGCCATGCCAGCGACTCGTCGCCCAGCTCGACGGCGCGCTGGCGCAGCGCGTTCAGGACGACAGACAGCGCGTCGCCGGCATTGCTCAGAAACCACGTCTGCGGATTGCGCGACGCGGTCATGGTCGGACGCGCGCCGGCGATGAACGCATAGTCCAGCAGCTCGCGCGCCTCGTCGATTATCACCAGATCATTGCTCGGACCGCGCGCGCCGTCGCGCGTCGGCGCCACGATGCGATAGACACCGCCGGCCCACGTATCGATCCGTTCCTGGCCATTTGCCATGCGCGGTTTACGGCGCAGCTCTGACGCCGGCGTCAGATCGACCACGCGCTCGAAAACCTCGCGCGGCAGCGATCGATTTTGCGCCGTATGGACCATGCGCTCGCCGACTTTCAGCCCGCGACGGATGCGCGGTATCAGCAGCTCGGACTTGCCGTTCTGTCTGGCGACAACCTCGGCGAACGTCGACCAGAGCCATTTGTCGCGGCGTGGCATCGTCGCCATGGCGTAGCGCGCTGCCAGCAGCTGCCACGGCAGCAGCTTGATGCGCGCCTCTTTGGCGGCAGCGACCAGCTCGCCATAGGCCCGCGACTCCGGCGGCAGCGGCGGCGCCAGCCGCGGCGTCTGGACACCCCAGCGCACCGGCGGACGCCGGCGATCAGCCGTCAGCCAGCCTGGTCAGCTCGACCCGCAGCGGCGAGAAATCGACGCCCAGCTGCCCCGTTCCGGATTGGGGAGAGAGAGAACGGCGACTAGCTTCT